CCACCGGGTAAAGTGGGTCTAAAGTCCGCTATACGTGAGTTTAAATTAAAGTTTGATGGGGTGCCTCATCGTGCGGATGATGATGCATTAAATACATTGAGATTGTTTTTCAAGCTCTTAGAATTACAAGTTGAGATGAATACTGTTATTGATATGTCAAAGAGGATACAATGAAAATATACAAGTCAAATTACCGAGACCATTGGGTTTCTCCTTATAGAATAGTTGAGAAGATTTGTTTTTGGGAGAAAGATACCGATGTATTTTATGAAGACGGTGGTGTATACGAAAAGATAACCGATTTATTGGTGCCCGTTTCCAAGGCAATTAAATGGGCGCTAAACCTTGTTTATCCAAGAATCAACTATGTTAAAATTGACCGTTGGGATACATGGTCAATGGACAATACATTGGCTGATATTATTCTACCGTTGTTAAGACAATTGAAAGAATTAAAACATGGTGCACCATATGTTGATGATGCTGATGTACCGTATGAACTGAAATCTATCGGTGATTCACCATATATTGACGAATATCAAATTGATGAAGAAAGGCATTTTGCTCGTTGGAATTATGTACTAAGCCAAATGATATTCGCCTTTGAATGTAAGGTTGATGATTCATGGGAAGATTTGTTTCGCTCTGGTGTACACGATATGAAAAGTGTAGCCTGTGAGTGGGATGAAAACGGTAAGCCAACAATGTACACGTTTGAAAAAGGTTCTAATGATACATATGTGTGTGACTATGAAGGCATGAGGGAGTATGAAAAGCGTATACAAAATGGCTTTAGACTATTCGGTAAATATTATCAAGGATTATGGAATTAAAATATGAAGGTAAAAATTTATAAGAGTGAATGGCATCAAATTGAAAAGAAATATGTTGCCGAAATTGATGAAGATTTGGTCAATGAACTTTATCCAGATAACACCAAAAAGAAAAACAAAGAGATTCTAAAAGGCCTGAAAGATGGCACCACAGACATTGAAGAATTTATGAGTGATGCTTTTGGTGAGGTTGATATTGATTGGGACCACGAATATGATGATTTGTGGACTGACCGCAAAGGTGGTTATGAAATAACTTATGAGGTAGAGCAATGAACAAGTATAGACATGAAAGATATGAAAACTATGCCGGGGAACATGTTTCAACGGAAGAAATATTGAAAAAGCGTAGTTATGCACAGAGTTACCATGAAAGCCAAGTTGCGGAACCTAAAATTTCTCTAATGGAAATGCTTATCATTATTGAAAAGTCTTTAGCTGTATTGGATGAGCATATGCAAACATTGAATCTTAGTTTCTTTCCGGTAATGAGAAGTGGTATCGGTATGGAAGAAAAACAGGAACCCGTAACAATACCTTATCATTCAGAAGCGGTATTATGCACAATCACTATTAATGAAAAAATTGGTGCTTTACAGGGCAGAGTTCTACAAATGTTGGATAGGAATGAACTATGAAAGAGAAAATGAGTTTAGAAGAATTTTTAAATCACAATGCACCATCAGAAGAGGCTATTGAAGAGATTGCTTTTAATACACTATCAAGACGGTATATTAATAAAGAAGAAATTGATTTTAATGTTGAATTTAATAAAGCAGTTGATGCATTAGTTAATGAAATGTATCGTTTATATCTGGAGTCTGAGGAATGATGTCTTTAATACATTTACTGTCCGCTAAACGTAGACTAAAAGAGTTGCAAAAAACTGTTACTATGTTAAAGCATGATAAATATAAAGAAGATGATGTGCCAACAATGATACTTGCACAAAGAGATTTTGTTAAGTTAGAGGTGGAGTATTATGAGAATGAAGCAAGAACTCTTTTAGCATATACTCTCTTTGTTATAGCCTTTCTGTTTCTTATCGGTGTGGCTTCGTATCAGTTTCTTATTAACTATGGAGTAATATAATGTGGGATAAAATCAAATTACATATGGGGCAAATCATTCAGTATGTATTCGGTATTAGTCTTATGGTTGGTTGTATTGTCTTGACCGATAGACTAAATACTCATACACCTGAGGCTCTTAAAGAGTTCAAAGATGGAGTTCAGAACCATTTAGTATGGTCATTGAAAGGTGAATGTTTCTTTGTTAGACCTTATTCTGATGTGACTGTATATTTGATTCGTGTAAGTGATTGCGATAAAAAATAAGGAGATAATATGAGTTTATTTGTAGAAGTTGATTCCGTTGAAAAAGGTTGCCCTATCATTATCAATCTAGATAATGTATTAGAAATTGCACCATTGCGTACTGGCGGTTGCACAATATTCTTTGCAGATGCCGCATCTGTGAATGGTAAACATGCAATGAAAGTTCTTAATGAATATACCGATTTCAAACAGTTTGTATTGCAAAGAGTAACTACTGAAGATATTGCAAAGACTATTGATCGTATTACACCTAAAGAAAACAAACCTAAAGTAGCACCAGCAAAAGCAAAGTCTTTTGGTGAAATTACTAACAGTTTAGAAGAAGGTAAGCTGTGAAATTTAGCGCATAAAAGCTAAAACAATTACAGATAATGTTACAGGAGATAAACATGGCAAGAGTGAAAAAGATTGAGACTGAAGTTGAAAAACCAAAAGGTATTAAGACTAAAGCTAAAGTTAAAAAAGTAAAAGAAGTTGCGGCCGAAGTTATAGGTGAAGAAGTTTTTGATGATCCTGCTGAAGTGAAAGAAAAAGATTTAATACCTCAATCTAACGGTGGTGCTTTTCCTTTTAAGAATGATAAACTTGAAACTTGGGCTTTTTGGCAAGATGCGTTTACGATAGAAGAATGTAAAAAAATTATTGATATCGGTGAAAGACGTAGGAAAGTCAAAGCACAAATTGGTGGTGGGTTGGCTGGTTTAAACGATCCAAAAGTTAGACGTAGTGATATTGTTTGGCTATTTCCTCAAGATGATATGACTTGGGTATTTCAAAAAATGTCTCACTATATTCATTCATTGAATGAAAGGTTCTTTGGTTTTGATTTATGGGGTTTTACTGAAGGCTTTCAGTTTACCAAATATGATTCAAAAGAAAAGGGCTTTTATGATATGCATGTCGACCGCGGCATGGGTATGTATACACCACGTAAACTTTCAATAACACTTCAACTATCAGATCCTGATGATTATGTGGGTGGTGATTTGAATCTTTACTTTGGTAAAGAACCTACACCATCCAAGCGTACACAAGGGTTTCTAACAGTCTTTCCAAGCTATACAATGCACGAAGTCACTCCAGTGACTAAAGGCACAAGATACTCGCTGGTAGCGTGGATAACGGGTCCTCAGTTCAAATAAAGTGTCTCTTTTAAGCAACATTCGTGTTGCTTTTTTGTCTCAACTGTGATATAATTATATTATGAATACTACATTACCCACCAGCAGACTTATATGCACTTACAACCTATCGTCAACACAGCACCAGCCGTACTCGCAATCTGAATTCAAAATACCGGCACCTGAAGTATGGATACCTAATATACCCACCTACAATTTCCGTGTAGCCGAGTATGTGAATAAAGAAAATAAAATCACTTCAATCGGTTTACAATATCAAATTGTAATGCACACTCAATATGGTAGTGTGGAGTCTACAGGTCCTTGGATATCTGTAGATAGAGTTAAAATAGATGAATTAGGAAACGTTATAGGAACAAACGCATGAACATTTTTTACCTCCACAATGACCCAAAAATCTGTGCAGAAATGCATACCGATAAACATTCAATTAAAATGATCCTTGAATATGCTCAACTTTTATCAACTGCTCACCGTGTACTTGATGGGACTCCTACCGTGGGTCTGTCTAAAATGGGAAGAAAGAAAACCTCTTATGTTCTTTCTGATTTTCGTGATACTATATTGTATAGTGCAACTCACTTGAATCATCCTTCTGCTATATGGGCAAGACTAAGTAAACCAAACTATCAATGGCTACATTCATTGTTGATTGAAGTGTGCAAAGAATATACCTACAGATACGGCAAAGTTCACCTATGCGAACGTTCAGGTCTAGTTACTGCATTGTCTATGATACCTAAAAAATTAGAAACCGTAGACAGAACCTTTGATGAGCCTTTTCCTGCCATGCCGGACGAGGTAAAAGTTCCAGGTAATTCTATACAATCGTATCGCAACTACTATATAAATAACAAACAGCACCTCGCATCATGGCGAGGCAAAGTAAATTCAAGACCTATACCGGAGTGGTTTCATGCCAATGTATGATTTTCTGAATAAGAATACAAATGAAGTTGAAGTTCACACAATGTCTTACACTAAACTAGATGAGTTTAAAGAACAAAATCCTCATCTAGAAAGATATTTTTCAGCCGAGACTTTACCAGGTTTCGGTGATGGTATGCGTATGAGTACACCTGGTACTGGTAAAGCAGATTCGACTTTTGAAAAATATGTTATTAATCGTATGAAAGAATCCATCCCAGGAAATACAATCAAGGGTGGGCATAAAACAAAGATGCAAAGAGAATGGTAAAAGTCACACAAATTCCAGCCTTATTTCTTCCACCAATTAGGAGTGTTGATGACAAAAAGCCTAATGTAACCATCCCAAATGTTAAAAAGAACAATTCTGTTAACAATGGGAGACCCAATGAGCAAAAAAAGAATGATGCCAAAAGCTGTGCGTATTTACTACGAACAAATGAAAAAACAGCGTTTAATCAAAGAATTAGCAGAATATGCTAGACAAAAAAGAGACTATGAATTAGCAAATCATAATGTTCATAATGTACGAGAATAATATTAATGTTTATAACATGTAAACCAAAAGAGATTGAAGACTTAAAATCGATAACACAAAAAGACGGAAAGAGAGTTTATACACTACCAGATGGTACTAAACTTCTTTCCGTTACAACCGTTATTGGTTTAAAATCTCGTGAGAAGTTCTTTGATTGGCGTAAGCAAGTTGGTGAGGAAGAAGCCAATAGAATATCTAAGATAGCATCTACCAAAGGTACATCGGTACACAAGTTATGCGAAGATTATCTTAATAATGAACCGCTTAGTGAGGCAATGCCTGATGCTAAAGAAATGTTCAAAGATATAAAGCCTATACTCAATAGAATAAATAATATACACTATCAAGAACAAGCATTGTGGTCTACTAAACTAAAATTGGCTGGTCGTGTAGACTGTATTGCAGAGTTTGACGGTGAATTATCTGTTATTGACTTTAAAACTTCAAAGCGTGTTAAGGCAATAGAAGATATTGAAGACTATTTTTGGCAAACAACTGCGTATGCATTGATGTATGAAGAATTAGTTGGTGTACCGATACAAAATTTGGTAATTATCATGGCTGTACAAGATAACCCACCAATCATATTCAAACAAAAGACTAAAGACCATATAAATGGTTTGATTGATGCGATTCGTTATTATAATAGGAAGAATTAAATGGCTAAAGTGAAAAAAGTGAAAGCGGAAAAAAGTATACAGGCACCAGTTGAACAGGCACAAATGAATGCCTTTGCGTACTTTCCTTCCATCATTTATGCGATTGAAGAACCAAGATTCTTAGAAACTGCAAGAACAGTTGCAAGAGAACATTTAAGAGAAGCCAGAAAAAACTATGGTGATAAATTAAATCAATTATATCCTGTAGTTATGACTAATTCATTCCATGATGACCCAAGAATAGCAGAAATGGCACAATATACTGCACAAGCTGGCTGGAATATTTTAGATAGCCAAGGCTATGATATGCAACACTACAATGTATACATACAAGACTTTTGGGCACAAGAACATTATAAACATTCGCATAATGAAGAACATATACATCCCTTTGGTTCTCAATTAACCGGCTTTTATTTACTAGAATGTCCTGAAGATTGCTCAAATGTAATATTTCACGACCCAAGACCTGGTAAAAAACAAATTAATTTACCGGAAAGAAACATGGCTGAAGTAACTGCGGCTAGTATTGCAATTAATTTTCCTGCAAAATCAGGTACATTTATGTTTTCAAATTCATGGTTACCTCATGCTTTTGGTAGACATGGCTCAGATAGTGCTTTTATTTTCATTCACTTTAATTTAAGTATTATACCGGTGAATCAAGTGCCTAATCAAGTTTGCCGTCCAGTTGCAGAGGTCATATGAATAAATACCATATAAGATTCAATAAATCAAGAGGACAGCCAGGACGAGGTTCAATGCAACACGTTTGGCGTATTTTTGAAAACGAACAAAAAGAATATCTTGTCAAACATTTTAGAATAGATGTTAAATCACATGATGAAACTACTGGTGACGGTCAAGGAAACGATGACTGGAATATCTGTTGTGAAGGGTACATTAAATTTGACAAGGAAACATCCACAGCGATAATAACAGCAAAGAAATAAATGGCACTTATACCAGCATCAGCATCACCAGCCGCAATGTCATTGGGTGGCAGTTGCGCCTCACGTTCTATTGAAGTCGAATTAGCACCATCAACACCTGGCTACAATCCAAGTGGTACTGCTACAATTTCAATGAATGATCCTGCGGTTAGAAATCTTTTAGGCAAGCCATCAAGCGGTTCTGCAATATCATTTTATTGTGCTTATGGTAAATCAAACAGATTCGTATTCTGTATAGGTACGACAACAAATGCATGTTTAGCTAGATTGGCTATTAACGCAGGATGGCCTCAAAATACTGGTTTAACCGCAGTAATACCATCATGTTCTGTTGTTTATTCGACTAGTCATTATTTATTTGGTCTAGTTATTGGCGGTTGTTTTCCTCAAGGCGTTATTCTAGTAAATAATGGTTACATAGTTGGTAAAGGTGGTACTGGTGGTATGTCAAATTGGTTTGCTTGTCGAACAAATTATCCATTAGACGGACAACCAGGTGGTGGTGCCTTGAATACTATTACCCCAGTAACCATAGTTAATAATGGTGTTATTGGCGGTGGTGGCGGTGGTGGTGGTTCTGCATATATTGGTGACCGTGGAGTTTATCAACTTTGGGATTCTGCTGGTGGGGGTGGTGCTGGATATGGTTGTGGAGGACTACACTCAGCATATCTACCAACTCCACGTTTTACAGTCACTGGTTGTAATTCAACTGCAGGTAGTTTAACCGGGGGCGGAAGTAATCCACAAGCATACATAGTTACCACTTCACCGATAGATCATGCAACTAGAACTATTAGAGGTGGTCCTGGTGGTAGTTTGGGTGCGGCGGGTTGTCCGGGATATCACAATCCACCAACTTGTACAACGTATATGGGTGGTGGTTCAGGAGGTTGCGGTGGTCATTCTATAACAGGTTTTCCTCTTGTGACTATACCCACAGGATATAGTGGATTATATGGCCCGACTGCATAAAAAAATATTATTTACCTTGACAGATAACTAAAAAAAGAGTATAATGAAAACTGAAAAGTTAATCTTCAAGCTAAACAAAGCAGAGTTTAAGCATCAAAAAAGAAAAGCTAAAAAACTGTGGCTTAAGATTTTAAGAAAATCATTTAAGAGAAAGCAAACGCAATCTGTTAGATGATTATGGTTGTATGAAGTAAATCGAAAAGTGTTTTGGACGGGGGTGCGAATCCCCCCAGGTCCACCAAAAGCATACTGTGAGTCGGCTTGCTGATAAACTTTAAGTAGAGATAGTATGCTTTTGATGGGCCTGCATAGTTTCGACAGGGCAACAAGTAGAGGCACAGACAACTCGTCAGGAGTAGACGTTAAAAGCAAAATTTAATAACTGCAAACGATGAGTTATTCGCATTAGCCGCATAAACGTGGCTTAGGGTTTCGATTGGTTTCCTAGTAACAGAATAACCAATCAATTTTTCAACTAAAAGGAGTTTAAATGAAAAAAACGTTACTAGCCACTTTATTGGCTACATTTGTATTAGGTGCAAGTGCATTAGAAGTGGGTATTAATGGTTCAAGTGACCGTACAGATAATAACCATTCAGATGCAGGCTTAGGTCTAACCGTAGGTCAACATTTTAACAAATTATCTGCTACTGCTGGTGTAGATTTCTACCAGAAAACAGATACTACAAAGTTAAGTTTAGTTGCTGGTTACGATGTTGCAAAATTCGGTCCTGCTACAGCTACTGTTAAAGTTGGTGGTTTATTCATAGATCAACGACTCAATCAATTCAATACAAAAGCTAAAGATACCGGCTTTGCTGGTGTAGTTGGTGCTGGCGTTTCAGTTGATGTTCTTAAGGACGTTGCATTAACTGCCGACTATCGTTATGAAGCAAGTGCAAGTGGATCTACTACAAAATCTTTTAACGGCAATACATATCTTGCCGGTGTAAAAGTATCATTCTAATAAATAATTAGAGAAGTTATGGGGTTCTTCATAAAAACCCCTATTATGAATCTACGCTATTCATAATTCCATCCTTCAAACTACATAGAAGGCCAGCAACTCATCAGAGTATGCTCAATCAGCAGGAGAACTAATGAAGTTTTTTAGCAAAACTATCATTTTTATTTTAGCATTGACACTTATTACAACTAATGCTAAACAACCCTCTACTTTAACAGATACAATTAAAGCAGAGTTCAACAAACAAATACTTTGTATGGCAAAAAACTTATATTATGAAGCCGCTATGGAACCTTATGAAGGTAAACTAGCAGTAGCCCAAGTGGTGATGAATCGTACACAAAACAAAAACTATCCATCGGATATATGTGGTGTAGTGTATCAAAAGACTGGTGAAACTTGCCAGTTCACATGGACATGCGAGAAATCTTATCCTGTTCGTAATGAATATGCATGGGAAGAATCTGTTATAGTTGCCAGAAAAGCATTAACAGAACCAATATTGCACAAAGACATTGCAAAAGCAAATGTGATGTTCTATCATGCCACATATGTACATCCTGGTTGGACAAATATTCATCCAGTAAAAATAATTGGCAATCATGTGTTTTATGCAAAATATTAACTTGACTTATTAACTTAATTGTGATATAATTATACTATGACAACACCAACTAAATCTGAAATAAGCGACTTTTCTCTTTTGATTGAAACAATATCAACAGACAAAAGAATATCTAAAATGGAAGCAATTCTTTGGCATTGTGAACAGACAGGCCTTGAGGTTGATGTGGCATCAAAACTACTCACCTCGGCATTGAAAGTAAAGATACGAGATGAGGCACAAGAATTAAATCTACTTAAGAGAACTTCTAAACTACCAATATGAATGATGAGAATACAGGCTTTGCGGCTTGTTCACTTTATAATGCCATCAAACTCCATTTTACTACTGATTCTTATGATTATTTTAAGTATAACGGAAAGTCTAATGTTACCAAGGATCAGTTTGCAAGAAGAAAAGATAAATTTCAATTCTACAAACTTGCAAAAAAATACTCCTATGATGAATTGATGGATTTTTTAGTTGCTAATTTCTTGATACGAAATGTGAAATGGGCTGGTGATTTACTTGATACAGAATCTGATGAAGTCTACCGCAAATGGCAAAAAACAAAACAATCTTTGACATATGCGTTTGAACAAGATATAATGCATTTAAAAGATTTAGTTAAAGATAACCCATCTGAGCTACTGAAAGTAAATCATGGTGAATATCCAAAATTACTTTCCGAATGGCTACACGGTGACATCAAACTTGAAACTATATGTATCATGGAAAGTCTATTAAAATTTACCACAATGTGGTCGGAAAAGATTTCTGAAACTATAATATGGCCTCAGAAAAGAAATCTTATTTTAAAATATACCCCATTTTTAAAATTTGATAAGGATCAATGTAGAGATATTATGAAGGAACATTTATTATGATTGAAACAATTTACTTAGACATGGATGGTGTCATCTGTGATTTTCAAAAACGATATCAAGAATTGTATAATAATCATACCGATATGGCTGAACGTAAAGGTACATTCGGTAAGAGTTTTACACATTTCATCGAGACTCGTCAATTTGAAACACTTGAGCCTATGGAAGACATGAAAGAACTCATACAGTTCTTAAATGAAGCCTACCCTCCTATACACATTCTATCCTCATCTGCAAGAGAAGATTCGCACGAAACAATCTCTGAACAGAAGACTATATGGTTAAAGAAATACGGTATCGAATACCCAAGACATTTTGTACCTGGTAAGGCTCTCAAGTACAAATTTGCGAATAAGGACTCAATCATTATTGATGACACTAGAAGTGTTATTGACGATTGGATTGAAGCCGGTGGAATTGCAATTTGGCATAAAAATGCCAAAGAAACAATAAAAGAGTTACAAAAACTCTTATAAATAGACTATATTATGAAAACTGTGAAATCAAACGAAAATACAACGTATACAACGAAAGGAAATACACATGGTAGATTTTTCTAAACTAAAGAAAAGAGCGGAAGAAGGTTCAAATCTAGACCGTCTTGCAAAAGCCGCTGAAGCACTCAACACCTCATTCGATGGTGCATCAAACAAAGAACTATTTTGGAAACCAGAAGTCGATAAGGCTGGTAATGGTATGGCTGAAATACGTTTCTTACCTACACCACCGCAAGATGGTGAAGATGGTTTACAATGGGTCAAATACTGGCATCATGGCTTTCAAGGTCCTGGTGGCTGGTTAATTGATAATTGTTTGACAACTCAAGGTAAGAATTGTCCTGTTTGTGAGAGTAATAGTTTGTTATGGAATTCTGGCATCGAGGCAAACAAACAAGTAGCAAGAGATAGAAAGCGTAAGTTAAATTACGTATCTAATGTATACATTGTTTCTGACCCTAAGCATCCAGAGAATGAAGGTAAAGTATTTTTATTCAAGTACGGTAAGAAAATCTATGAAAAATTGGTAGAAGCATGGAATCCTACATTCCCTGATGAAAAACCATTCGACCCATTTGATTTGTGGAAAGGTGCGAACTTCAAATTGAAGATTCGTAAAGTTGATGGCTATCAATCTTATGATAAGTCTGAGTTTGCTACACCAGCACCATTGAGTGAAGATGATGCAAAACTAGAAAAGATTTATAACTCTGAACATTCACTACAAGTTCTTGTGGGTGAAAAAGAGTTTAAATCATATGATGACTTGAAGAAACGCCTTGACAAAGTTCTTGGGTTAGTAGATACTGCCGGTAAAACAACAGTAGAAATTCTCAAAGAGACACCTAAAGTTGCTCAACGTTCGTTTAGTGCTGAACCTGAGTTAGCTGAAGATGACGATTTAGATTATTTCGCAAAATTAGCAGAGGAAGATTAATATGAGTGTCACTCTCAAAAACCTTGAGAGTGCCTTGGCAGGAGAGTCCATGGCACATATCAAGTATAGATATTTTGCAAAGATTGCTAGGGAAGAAGGTTTTGAAGAGGTTGCAAAACACTTTGAACATACTGCTGACCAAGAAATCTTACATGCATGGAGCCATTTAGAATTGTTAATCGGTAAGCCTTCAACTAAAGAATGTTTACAGAAGGCAATCGATGGTGAAACATATGAGTTTACAGAAATGTATCCTCAGTTTTATTCTATTGCAGTTGCAGAAGGTAAATCTGAAGCCCAAAAAGAGATACAAGAACAAATTGCAGAATCTAAAGAACACGCTGAACAATTCAAAGAAGTTCTAAAGAAGGCTGAAAAGAAGTTTGCGGCTCTTGCTAAAGTAGAGAAAAGACACGCTGATGCATACACTAAAGTATTGGAGGCTCTATGAAAGAACACGTATGTTTAGTATGTGGACACATACATGATGAGGAGACTGAAGGTAAATGGGAAACATTACCTGAAGATTTTGAATGTCCAGAGTGTGGATGTGGTAAGGAAGACTACGAACTCATTTAAAACTCTTTCTTCTTAAGTGTCTTCTGAAGAGTTTTAGACCCACCGCAAGGTGGGTTTTTTGTTAGCAGGCTATAGCGTAATTAGATTGACATTGACGTAAAGAACTTTCTGTAGTTCTTACAAGACCTATACCGTCACCTGTTATATTTTTCATTTCTGGTTCTGTACCAAGATTATTAGTAACCTTATTGATAATTGTTGCGCCTTCATGTTTACTGAATACACTATCAACAGTACCTCTAAGTTTTTCAGTAATATCGGAAAAATCTGGTAACATACCTGGTAACATTTCTAGTTTACCAGAAGCCATATCAGATAACTTATGACTCATACTCAGTATGTCTTGCTCTATTTTTTTAGGATCAATATTTTCTAAACCTAACGATTTCTCAAAATCATTTCTTAATTTCTCAATTTTTTCTTTATCTTTTTGATTTTTTTCTTTTTCTTCAATAATTCTATCGTGAGATTCAATTGCTGAAGAAACCGTAAAAAGTGGTTTATCACCTAAAACAAACCTAGAGCTAAAGTCTTCTGGATATTCACCTTTATATTCAATTCCTGCTGTTTTTAAATAAGGAATTAAAACTTCATTTCTGTAACTCATTACAAGTTGACGCCATTTTTGGTCTTTTTTAGCCATTTCAGGAGTTAGGTTATTCTCTTTCATGTATTCATAGGCTTTTTTGCCATAATCTAAAATATTATCAAAATCATCAGTAGTCACACTTTGTAGTTTAACGCCTAGTTTATCTAAGAATCCAAGTGTCGCAAAATCTTTAAAACTTTTTGGTTTATTTAAATTTTCCGCAAAAAAATTCGACATACCTTTAGCAGTCGGAAAATATTTTTCGGCAACCATAGAAGATAATTTTAAAACCTCATCAAGACCGAAACTTGATGCAATATCATATAGGTCTTGAATGACATCAAATTTTTCAGGATCTTTTTCGATTTCTTCTTTATGCTCCTGTGCATATCCTAAAACTTTTTCTCGCTTTTCATCATCTGTTTTCGATTTTGCAATATCGACAACAAGAGCACTCATCCCTAAATCAACGGCTAGTTTTATTACTTTACCTTTAGTATTTTTGTTAGCTATACTAATTCTTCGACTTAATACAACGATCCATTTCCAAATTGATACTAATTCTTGTTCGAATGAAATAACTTTACTTATAAAGGCACTTTTTAATTTATTAAGAACTTTAGACAATGCTAAAATACCAGGAAAAAACTTTCCAAAAGTTTCCATTACACCTGAAAAAACCATTTGTATTAGATTTAATCCAATTTTACCTAAGAATTCAAATACCGTTAAAATACCTTTAAAAATATCTTTAAATACAATAAAAACATCTTCAACAATACCTAAAATAACTTTTGAAAACTTTTCAAATCCCTTTTTAAGGTCATCAAAAACATTTACTAATTCATCCTTAAGTTTTTCAAAAAATGATTTACCTTTTTCTTTTTTAGGTTTAGAAACATCTCCCATCGAATTTGAAATAATATTAAGAAGTTCTTTATGCATCTTTTCATCTAAATCGGACCTAGCTCGATTATGTATAGATTCAAGTTCAAATCTTTTTAAATTTTCATCATGGTCTTTTTGCATCAAATTTAACATTTTGGCAAGAATATCTACCGTAGAATCACCCATACGTAATTTAGTTGCACGACCAGGCGCCACTTTTGTATAATATTTTTTCTCACGCTGTCTTTGTTGAGCTTTTTTCCTAAAATATTCCCTGGTTTTTTGACTTCTACCAGTAAGTCTACCAATAGATGATGTTAGAAATGGTCCAAAAAGACTACTTACTAAATTTAATGGATCTACTTTTTCAATTAATCCTGTAACCGATGCATTTAATTTAGAACTTATGGCCCTTCTTGCAGAACCAAGACCAAATCCTTCCAAAGCAAAATTTAAAATGCCTTCACCTTGTTCAATGTTTCGAATTGTAAGTTCTTTTACACTTCTACTTTTGACTCGTCTAGCTGTTTCGTAATCCATTTCTTATTCCTAATTGTATTGCAACATATTAATATTTAAACCAGTTTGTTTAATTAATGCCGGAGCGATATCATGTTCTTTATTCATTGTGTTGATTCTATCAACCATTTTAGTAATTGATTGTTTAATATTAGTTGTTTCATTAATAACAATTACGTTAGGCTTTTTCGATTCACCTAAAGTGTCTTGGGCTTCTTTAACGACTTCATCTGATTTTTGAAGTGCATAAGGTTTTTTAACAATTTCCGGTAATTTTGTTTTATTTTCTTGTGCTTTAGATTCTACATTTTCAACCATTGTAGGTTCTTGTGTTTTCTTTTGCACAGGAACTTTAACAATATTTACCATTTCACCAGATATATTTGGTGTTTCAATATGATAATGTCCACTCTTGTTTCTGCTGTTAGGACGTAAATCTGGCGGTTCATACGTAACCCTCGTGTTATTGCCAAGTTCTTTCTGTAAGTTTTCAGCACCTTCTTTACTCATTTTATCCATAACAATATCAGTAGCAGTACCTTCAGTATGCAAACTAAGTTTGCCATTAGAATATTTTGGTAAAGTACGATGATATAAATCATTACCCGCCGTAATAACTGCATCAGGATGTGATTTTTTAATTTTCTGCCACACATCTACTATTTCTTTTGCGACAGGGCCACCGGCAATAGATTCATCACTTTTGAAAGGAAATTCTTTAAAGTCAAATTCAATATTATCTTTATTATCACCCATCGAAGGTATTTTCAACTTAACCTTATCCATTTCTTCTTTAGACTTATTAAGTAGTTCATCGATAGTCGGAAATTTAATTTTCTGTACATCTTTAAACTTTGCATGGGCTTCTTCAGCACCAAGTAAACCAAATCCTGCAATTGCACCTATTGATGCAACTTTCAACCAATTAAATTCGTGAGTAGTTTCATCTGTCTTTTTATCTTTTTTATATCCAAACGCATGAAGAAGCGTTTTATTTTGCATTTCTTTTTTCTTGTCAATTTCCATTTTCATTTTATCGGATTTTAATTGACTTTTATTTTTTCTAACATAATTTTCATTAATTAAATTTAACATTTTGGCAAGTATGTCAGCTTCAGAATCACCTTTCTTTAATCTTAAATGAGTGCTAGGGGCAACTTTGGATATACTAGGATCTTTTCGCTTTTCATATTTTTCTTCCTCAGGTTCTTCTTGCATTTCATCATTAGTTTTACCTTTTAACTTTGACGAACCATCCATGGCTTTTGCAATACGTTGAGGCTCAAACTTATCTTTAAGATTACCGGTATAGTCATTCATTACATCAGACGAACGAACATTACGCTGTGTACGAATACCATGTAAGATATCCGCATTGCGTTGCACTTCTTCTAAAGTCATGTTCGCCTGTTCTTTAGCGGCTTCTTTAACTTTTTGTATCTGTGCTGTAGTAAGATTGGCCCCACCATTTTCAAGGATAACTCCTAATTTACCCTCGGAAAGTAGTTGATTGAATAACTCGTTTTGCATTTATTACTTCTTCATTCTTTGTTTTGCCTTTTCATTTTCTTCTTCAATATATCGCATTAACAAAGTAACGTAAATATCTCTCTCCCAAGGTATCATTGATTCAAGTTCGGTTAAACTATATTTGTGATGTTGCATCAGAGAGAAGTTTGTCATATAGTAGTTCTTAAGACTATCATAACCGAACATTATCCGAAAAAATTCTCAAGACCCTCCACATCCATTGAATGGTCAAATCCACATCTCGAACATTTCATATCAACGTGTTGTTTTATTTTTGGTAAATTTTCAAAAAATTCTTCAAGTTTACTAAATTGCTCTTGACTAAGTGATTCTATAAATTCACTAAGTTCTTCTTTAGTACTATCGACCGCATAAAAATATTGTTGACCATCAAAGATATATTCTATAGAATCAATCATAATGTCAAATGCAACTTCTACCGTAGAATTTTTATTTGCTAGTTTTGATATAATTGAAAATTTAGGATACTTTAATTTAATTGATAATTTGCCATCAAGGTCAATTAAATCTTTTTGTTCCGGCATTTCAACTTTAACATCAAGCAAATTTAATTTTATTTCCATTTTATTACCACATTGCTTATCGTCTACAGTATTTGTACAAACATATTTGTTTTCTACAAATTCACCAACAGACCTAGCTCTCAAGTTAATAAAATAATATTCAATGTCAGTTACCGGTAACTCATCAATATCAATATCAGTAGATATAGTACAGTTATTTAAAATTTGTTTGACGTTTCTTTCTACAGTATCTTTATCATCAGACTCAAGAGCCATCATTAAATTCTTTTGCTCTTTTACTAAAAAAGGTCTAAAGATAACTTGTTT